AAAATTTTAATTATTACAAATTTAACGAAGGAGAAACTTTTTAATGGATCCATATACAATATCACTTGTTCAAAAAATGATTTCAAGAATTCTTGAGAGATGTAAATCACACGCTATATATGGTGTTGACAGTTGGAATGAGCTACAATATATTAGGGGGCAAATCAGATCACTAGAAGATCTGCAACAGGAAATAAAAGACCTGCTGTCAAAAACGGAGAATATAGATGAACAAGTCCACGGAGACACCGAAACGGACTGAAGCACTCTTAGATGCTTATAAAGCAAGACAAGAAGTTGAAACAGTCCTCGATCCAAAAGCGATCAAACAATCAACACTAGATAAATTACCAAGCCCAACAGGATATAGATTATTAGTATTACCTTATGGTGGCCCTAAAAAAACTAAGGGCGGAGTTTATCTTGCAGACTCAACACAAGAAACAATACAAATGACCACTGTGTGTGGTCTAGTATTAAAAATGGGAGACCTTTGTTATTTTGATAAAGAAAAGTTTCCTAAAGGACCTTGGTGTAAACTAAATGATTGGATTATTTTTAGTAGATACGCAGGTTCAAGATTCAAAATAGATGGTGGTGAAGTAAGAGTTTTGAATGATGATGAAGTCATTTCAACCATATCTGATCCATCTGATATTTTGCACCATTACTAAGGAGGACAAATGGCAGAAGAAACTAAAAATCCAGAAGTTGAATTAGATACTGATGGCGTTGCGGAACAAAACGTAGATGTTCCAGAAGCAAAAGAACCAGATGAGTCTTTTGCTCCAAAAGAAAATGTTGACTTAGGTTACACAGATGTTTCAAAAGAAGAAGATAACGTAACTGGAGAAAAAACAGCAAAAGAACTTTTACAAGAAACAAAACAGGCAGAACCAGAACCAGAACCAGAGCCTGAAAAAAAAGTAGAACCTGAAGACGATGAGGGTTTGAAAGATTATTCTGATAAAGTTCAAAAAAGAATAAAAAAATTAACTTTTCAGGTAAGAGAGGCAGAAAGGAAAGAAAGAGCTGCACTTGATTATGCTAAAGGCTTAAAAGAAAAATTTGAGTCTGCTGAAAAAAGGTTTGAAGAAACCGATACAAATTACCTTAAAGAGTATGATGCTAGAATAGAGGCAGAACGAATAAAAGTTAAAAATGACCTTAAAGTAGCTCTAGATGCTCAAGACAGTGAGAAAATAATGGAGGCTAATGATGCCTTAACAAAACTTGCTGTAGAAAAGGAAAAAGTTTCTATGTCTCTACAAGATAAGGAGGCAAGAAAAAAAGAAGAAGAGTCACAACCTCAAGCTCAGGAACAGGTTACTCCACCAGTTAGTCAAAGAGCTCAAAAATGGGCAGAAGACAACGATTGGTTTGGATCTGATAGAGTTTTAACCAATGCCGCTATGAGTATACATGAAGAACTTGTACAGCAGGGCATTGACGGGGAAAGTGATGAATATTATAATCAAATCAACAAACGTATGAAGGAGTATTTCCCTCAAAAGTTTGCACAATCTTCTACTGAAGAACAACCGCAGAAGGCTGCACCCGTCCAAAATGTAGCCTCCGTAAGTAGAAGACAGGGTGGACGCAAGTCTGTGAAACTCACCAAATCACAGGTAGTTATCGCTAAGAAATTAGGGGTGCCACTAGAGGAATACGCAAAATACGTGAAGGAAGGAGTATAACATGGAAAAAATTAAAACTTCACGCACGTCCGATACGAGAGAGAAAGTTTCTCGTAAGAAAGATTGGACTCCACCATCCAGTTTGGATGCACCAGCTGCACCGCAGGGTTATGCACATAGGTGGATAAGAACTGCAACGGCAGGTTTTGAGGATGCTGCAAATGTATCCAAGAAACTTAGAGAGGGTTGGGAGTTTGTGAAAGCTGAAACACTATTGAGTGAAATAGGTGAACATGATTATCCAATAATCTCAGAAGGAAAACATGCTGGTCTCATCGGAATTGGTGGCCTTGTGTTGGCAAGGATACCAGAGGAGATTTTGAAAAGTCGTGCTGAATATTTTAGTAAGATTACTCAAGATAGAACAAAAGCGATTGATCAAGATCTTATGAAGGAACAACACCCGGACATGCCAATCAATATTGATAGGCAGTCTAGAGTTACCTTTGGTGGTAGTCGTAAAAAATAATTTTTTTGCATTACCTACCCTAAGTAGCTTGGATTAATAATAATAAGGAGAAACTAAACTATGGCTAACGTAAGTGAAAAGTTTGGTCTAAGACCATACAGAAAACTTGACGGAACACCTTTAGTAGGAGCTCAGAACAGATATACGATCAAAGCAAACTATGGGACTGCAATATTCCAAGGTGATTTGGTAATTCCAACATCAACTGGTAATATTGAGAAACATACAGCTAACACATCGGATGCTGTTGTGGGTGTTTTCAATGGAGTCTTCTATACTGATCCAACTACATCGAAACCGACATTTAAGAACTTTTATCCAGGTTCAATCAATGCAAGTGACATCGTTGCATTTGTTGTTGATGACCCAGATGCTGTGTTCTTAGCGGATGCTGATGCGGCTTTTACAAGAGCGGATCTTTATAAGAACTACTCAATGACAAACACTACAGGTGTGACTCAAACAGGAATATCAAAAGCTCAACTTGATGTGAGCGTTTCTGGAACAGCAGGTACTTTTGTAATACAAGCAATTGATATCTCACAAGATCCAGATAACAGCGACACAGCAAATGCGAATGCTAATATTCTTGTAAGAATAAACAATCACTTCTACAGAAGTGGTACAGGTCTAGCGTAATAAGGGAGATATATAACTATGGCAATAAGTAGATCACAACTAGTTAAAGAACTAGAGCCAGGTTTGAACGCCTTGTTCGGCCTGGAATATAATAGGTATGAAAATCAGCATGCTGAGATTTATACTACAGAAACATCTGACAGAGCTTTTGAAGAAGAAGTGATGTTAGCGGGATTTGCTTCTGCACCAACTAAACAAGAAGGTGCTGGAGTCGTGTTTGATCAAGCGAATGAAACATTCACAGCTAGATATACTCACGAAACAATCGCACTAGCATTTGCTATTACTGAAGAAGCGATCGAAGATAACCTATATGACAGACTTGCAGCGAGATATACAAGAGCTCTTGCAAGATCAATGTCAAATACGAAGCAAGTTAAAGCAGCTAACGTATTGAACAATGCACAGATTACTACTGTAACAGGTGGTGACGGAGTATCATTAATTAATGCTTCACACCCACTTTCAACTGGTGGTACATTCTCAAATGTTCTTGCGACAGCAGCAGATCTTAACGAAACTTCGTTAGAGCAATCGTTAATCGACATTGCTGGGTTCGTAGATGAAAGAGGCTTAAAAATAGCTTCTCAAGGTAGAAAAATGATAATTCCAAAAGAATTACAATTTACTGCTGAGAGAATCATGAAGTCTCCTATGAGAACAGGAACTGCTGATAACGATATCAATGCAGTAAGAAGCATGGGAATGGTTCCAGAAGGGTATGTTATTAATAACTTCCTAACTGATACAGACTCGTTCTTCCTATTGACTGATATACCTAACGGATTCAAAATGTTCGTTAGATCACCAATCAAAACTGCAATGGAAGGTGACTTCGATACTGGTAACGTAAGATTTAAAGCTAGAGAAAGATACTCTTTTGGATTTTCTGATCCAAGATGTGTATTTGGTAACGGAAATTTACCAACTAGTTAATAGATAATACGTAAGGTATTACATTAAGGGGCGGTGTTCACATCGCCCCTTTTTTTATGTATAATATAAAAACCTAGATAAATTATTATGTCGACTGGCTAGGCGGACGGTATAGAGACGGCATAATCAACGCTATACAAAGGAGAAAATTATGGCAAACACAACCTTTTCGGGACCAGTAAGATCGAAAAATGGTTTCATTAACACAGGGCCAGGTGCAGTAAAAGCATTAACATTAGCTACAGATTTAACTGTTGCTGATCATGCAGGAAGATTGATAACTATGGATCCTGCGGGAACACCAACTGCAATTACTATTCCATCAATCATATCTACAGCTGATGCAGCGGCAGCAGGACCAGGAAGTGATCCAAATAATCAAAACACAATTGGAACAACTTTTGAAATTCTTTTCATTGATAACTTCACTGGTACAATTAAAACTGCTAACACAGCAGATAAATTTGTTGGTGCTGTTACACTTGGTATTACTGCTTCAGTTGCTGGTAAACAATTTCAAGTTGCAACTGGTAACAATGAAGTTAATCTTAATGGTGAAGCGGGAACTGCTACAACAGGTGGTCTAAAAGGATCAATTATTAAATTTACTGCTATTGCAGCTAATTTATATGCTGTTGAGGGTCAGCTTCTTGCTGCGGGAACACTCGCAACACCTTTTGATAATCAGTAATAATTAACTAGTGGCTCCTTCGGGAGCCACAAACTAAGGAGATTAAATGGCAGCAAAAACTGACATACAAGCAACAAGATCAGATGCAGCAGCTGGAGCCACAGCTATTATAGCTCCACCTGTAAGGTTAAGAGGTATAATCATTGCATCTAATGGTGGTGGTGCAGGAGTGTTAGAATTAACAACTACATCAAATACAGGAACAACTTTATTTCTAGCAGATGTTCCAACTGGAGATGTAATTAATTTTAATTTTCCTGAAGATGGTATTCTGTTTCCAAAAGGTATTTTTTGCAAAACAAAAACCAATATTGCAGCTTATACTTTGTTAACAGATAAGTTTTCAGGACCTAACTTAACTACAACAAACGGATAATAAATGCCAGGCGGTTCTTCATTTGTTAGTGATCAATCGGTTGCTCATGCTACGAGCACTGCTCAAATGGTTCCTACAACTAAAAGAGCTAGACTTACTTCCATACAAGCAAAAGGTAATAGTGCTAGTGGATCTATAATTTTTAAAAGTGGGGGAGCGTCTGGTACAACAATAGCAACTTTTCTTTTTGGCGAGGAGGGTTTGGATATGTTTATTCCAGGATCTGGTATTTTGTTTCAAGATGGTATTCATGCAACAATAGGTGGAACTGGTGGAGTAACAATTACATTTACATAATATGTATAAAAAACTTGAGGCTTATAAAAGAGGTGGCGATGTAATGCCAGCCCGTAATAAAAAAAATTTTAGACCAACTGAAAAGGGTGCTGGAATGACAGCAGCTGGTGTTGCTGCCTACAGAAAAGCAAATCCAGGATCTAAATTAAAAACAGCTGTAACGGGAAAAGTAAAACCAGGTTCTAAAGATGCAAAACGTAGAAAGAGTTTTTGTGCGAGATCACTTGGACAAATGAAAAAGTTTCCTAAAGCTGCTAGAGATCCAAACTCAAGATTACGACAAGCAAGGAGAAGATGGAAATGTTAAACTGTGTTATGTGTGGACACCCTTGTCATTGTAAGGGTGTAGGTACATATGTTAATACTAATCAATGCATGGTGCTTAATTGTAATTGTATAAATTGTATCCATGCAGTAGGAGTAATGGAGGAAACTATGGCAAAAAAAATAGTAAAATGGGTATGGAATATAATTAAATGGCCATTTAAAAAAGCACATGAATGGCTTACAAATTCTTTACCAAAATAATTTATGAATAAAAAACCACTCAATATATCGGAGGAGGCAGCCGTGCAGATGCCTATGAAGACGGTTGCCTCGCTGATCGTCATCGTAGCACTTGGCACCATGGGCTATTTTCAAATAATAGAACGTTTAAACATTGCAGACACTCGTATACAGATCATGGAAAAAGATCTTGAAGAGAATACAGAGTTTAGAATCAAATGGCCACGTGGACAACTAGGTTCATTGCCCGCAGATTCTGAGCAATTCATGATGCTGGAGGATATTTATAAAAATTTAGATCGTATAAATGCACACCTTGAAAATATGGCGTTAAACAAAGTAAACATAGAATTTTTACGAGGACAGATGGACAAAGTATTAGTGGACATAGAAGAATTAAAAGATGCCAACAGGGATCTAGGATATAAGAACGGAGCGTACAATGATTGAGTCTGTGGTCGCCCTAATTATGTTTGTAGGAGCAGAGATCAAGGAGCATCGTATTCAACCTAATATGGCTGCATGCCTTCGAGGCAAGCGTCATGCTGAAAGACAATACACACCTAACGTTACATATAAATGCATAAAAAGCAAAGCAGAAACTGAAATTTACATGGGTGAAAAAAGTATAAAAAAACTTATACTAAATTAATGGCTTATTTAAATGCTAACATTCCTCCAATATATTGTAAATTAAGAAAGGAATATTTGTATGATCTTAAAGAACATCATGGAGAAACTGAAGAGTGTGTTATCTTTGGTATCACATCTATTTCAGGTCGTGCAATCTTATTTAATATCATGTTACCCAACGGTGCGTGTTATTGGAGACTGCCTATCTCAGCGTTTTTCCAAAAATCGTATGACAGAGCCAAGGTGCCCGATATGTCAACGCAGCAGTTGGAACTGTGGAATTGTTTTAGTTATTGGCCTAGTGTTCATTGCTTTGATTGGTTGGATGGTGTAAACGGTAAATTTTTAGGATTAGATAAAAAATTTTATCATGGACAATATTTATTTACGATTGATTGGGCTCATCCGGATACTAACATATTGGATACTGAGCATTCTGAAATTCCTCAAGAACATAAGTGTGCACATATACTGGCTCTTGATAACGGTAATTACGCAGCTCAGCCTAACAATCGCCTTCTTTGGCACATTAATAGTTTTACTACTGACACAAGTTGGCCAGACTATAAAGTCCAAACTACTTACTGGGATGCGGAAGCTACGAAAATGGTAACGGAGGATTCTGATAAAATGTTTTATCAAATGGAAGAAAAGGATGAACCTAGCGTTTAACTTTCACGACAAACTTTTTTTCCCTTATCTTCTCTTTTTTTCCTT